AAGAAAGGCACAACAATGATTCAAAACAATGACGAAGTTAAATTAGAAGACGGTACCGTACGCGCTAAGCATAAGGTAGAAATTTTATGCCCTAACTGCAGCCGCGATGTAGATGAAGCTGAACTGGCTGCGCAAAAATGTAATGATTGCGGGCATAGCCTTGCCGCTCCTAAACAAAACGTTGCTATCAACGTAACTTCTAAACCAATTGGCACCAAAATCTGGGGTCAATAATGCAGTTTGTTACACAACAGTACTTACAAGATTTAACACTTTGCGATGATTTAATTGCGTATTTTGAGGGAAACTCAAATAAAAAATTAGGAGAGTGTTCAAATCATAAGGGCAGAGAAGTAAATAAAGACATAAAAGACTCTATTGACGTTGAATTAGTGTCAGAAGAATTAAAAAATAGATATTGTTCTGAGTTACAAAAAGTTGTAGATGTTTACATAGAAGAATATCCCTACGTTAATTATTATGCCGCTTGGGGGATTATAGAACCCCTAAACGTACAAAAATACAATGCAGGTGGTGGGTTTAAAGCTTGGCATACAGAACGTGCTGGAAGTAAGGGCGTTCCAGCGTCTAGGCATTTAGTGTTTATGACTTATTTAAACGATGTTGATGACGAAGGTGAAACAGAATTTTTTAACCAAAAAACTAAAATCAAACCTCGTAAAGGTTTAACAGTTATTTGGCCTGCGGATTGGACGTTTACGCATAGAGGTATACCCTCACCTTCACAAGAAAAATACATTATTACTGGCGTACCCGTTATTTTAGGTGCTGGCTATACGGGGATTACCAAGTTTAACGAAGTCAAAGAGATGTATGAGGGCTACAGTGATACTGCCGCATCCGCATCAGCCGCAGAGCGCAAGGTCAAGATACTGGAAGAAAAGCTGGCTGAACAACGTGAAGTAATAGCTAAGATGCAAGAACGTTTAGCCGAGGCTCTTATGGCAGCTCGTGAAGCCAAAATTGTTGCGGAAAGCACACAGAAAGAGTTACGCTCTGGTATGGCTGCACAAAAAGTTGAGCTAGATGTAACAAGTTCTACACTACGCTCTGAGATGAATACACTAAAACGTGCGACTACCAATAGATTAGGTAACTAATGAACTTTATACATAGCTCAGTTATTGATCCAGATTTATGTGATTCTTTAATTGAATATCACAGTCAATCAAATAAATTTGTTGGAACTGCCAGCAACGTTGTTGACTTATCCGTTAAAGATTCAATGGATTGTGAGTTAATTAAAGATTCAAAATTTGGTCAGCTGTACATGTCAGAGCTACAAACGGTCGTTGACGAATACATCGATAAATACAAATATGCAAATGAGTATTCTGCCTGGGCTGTAATAGAACCTATAAATGTGCAGCACTACAAGCCAAAAGGCGGTTATTACGCTTGGCACACAGAACGCACGGGTGAGAACTTTAATCAAGGTGGTACTCGTCATTTGGCTTTCATGACATATTTAAACGATGTTACAGATGCTGGCGAAACTGAGTTTTTGCACCAAAATATTAAATTTAAGCCAGAAACAGGGTTAACGTTAATATGGCCCGCAGACTGGACTTATACCCATAGAGGTATACCCTCGTCAACCCAAGAAAAAGCCATTGTTACTGGTTGGTTTAATTTTACTGAATAAAAAACCCCGCTTTTTGAGCGGGGTTCTTATTGGTAAGTTCTAGATTAGAACGAACCGCTTGAGCCGTAGATTCCCAAAGGATCAGACCAGCCGAAAGAATAACGCTCACGAGACTTGTAACGGACGTTACCAGTATCAAAGTCGCCATCCATGCTGTTAGACAATGGGGTACGAACAAAGTGCTTCAAACCGTTAGGAACATCAGTGGTCAAGAACCATGCGTTATTGTCGGTCAGGAAGTGGTTAATTGTGTAACCTTCTGAGACAGAACCGTTGTTCTTAATTGCGTTGATGTCGTTGTTGTTAGTACCAACACGGAGTTCAGTCTCTAACAAACGAGTAGCAACGAACTGTAGTGCAGGAGGAACAACCAACTTCTTAGGTTTAGCAGCGATCAACAAGCCACGCTCGTCAGTCCAAGCAGCAATCTGAATAACAGCGTTTTCCAACGAAGTTTCATTCAAGTCAGCTTGAGTAGATGGAGTGTTAGCGTTTGTACCGCCGTTTACCAATGGGTGAGCAGCCGAGAAAAGAGCAACGCCATCACCGCCTGTGTAGGCAGCAGAGAAGCCGTTATTCAATACAGCAGCAGCTTTAACCTGTTTGGTATAAGCCATAGCACGAGCTAGACCTTTGGTGTAGCGAGCTGACAAAGAATCGTAGAGGTTGTCTTCGATTGCTTCTTCAGTCAAGCTAAAGCCAAGGGCGATAGTTTCGTGGTTGTAACGAGCTGTCCATGCTTCTTGAGCATTGTCATAAGCGATGGCAGAGCCTTCGTTTTTGACAGGTGCTGCTGAGAAACCAGACAGTTTTGTTTCTTCTTCAAAAGAACGCTCAGAAGTTTCTACTTCATATAACTCTTTGTGTTCTTCACCGTAGCGAGCATACTCTAATCCGAACAATGCATTCAGTCCAGGGAGCAACTCTTTTAGTAGTTGGGCACGAGAAATAGCCATTTATAGCTCCTTAAATTAAAGTGTTGCAGCTTGAGCAGTATTAGTATAGTACTCATGGATACCGAAGTTGAATTTAACAACAGCTTCAGGATACTGAGTAAACACTAAAGTGCTTGCAGCGGGGATTGTAATACCAGTAGATGCAGTACCAGTTGGGCTGTTTACTGTAACGGCTTGGCTATTGATAGAAATAGTTTGTGAACCTGTGCCTGTTACAGCAGCAGAAACCCATGAACCAGAACCAATATATTGACCATTTGCAGCTAAATAACCAACTTCTGTACCAACTGGAAGAGTGCTTGTTAAGCCTGTAACTACTAAGCTTGTAGAGCCACCGCCAGAAGATAGGGTAGCTGTAGAAGCAACTGCAGTATCAGGAACTACGTCAACAATGCGGAATGGCAAGGTTGAAGTATTAGCGACAGCAACAGAAGGAACAATAGCAATACCAGAGTTACCAGAAGCAGTAGAACCAGCACCGTCTGAACCGTTTACGTTCAAGCCGATCATGGCACGAGCCACAGAACCAATAGTTGTACCAGCAGCGGCTGTAACAGCAGCAACTTTAAACAATGTATCTGGATCATCAGTAACAATAGCAACAGCATCACCAGCCAAAGTGCCAGCGGGCCAATACTGAGCATAAGCTTTTTGCTTAGTCAAAGGATTGGTGTATGTGCAGCCTAAAAACACGCCAATAGTACCAACAGAACCAGTGGTTGCACCAGGATGGTCTTTGAAAAAGTCAATAATGTTTTGACACAGGGTCAAATCCTGTATTTTTTCTTGATATATAAAGTCCATGCTTAATTTTACACAAAACCCTTGCACAAACACAAAAAAGTAGTAAGATATGGTTATCTGGGTATTTCGCTTATTCCACCACTGCCCCAGCAGACGATGCAAAGATCGGAATAAGTACTTTTGCATAAGGAGTCCATTATGGGACGTAGTACATTTGAAGGTCCAGTTTTAGCTGGCGATAATCGTTTTGGTCCATTCCGTAACGTAGGTTATGACACACTTACTCAAAACGGCTATTTAAACCTCACTAATACTAGCGCTAATACAGCTGGTTACGCTGGCGCTTCTACAGTATTTGCTGTAGGCAACAACATTCCTAACGGTCAAGCGACTGTTTATGTACCATCTTCTGTCCTACCATTAGGTCAAAATGCGGTACAAGCTATCCCTGCTGATACAAGCACCCAGATTTATCGTGGTTTTGTAATGTATTTGCCAACAGGTTGTGATATTGATGCCCCAATCGTTGATGTGGCAGTTGTTCCAACTGTTGCTTCTGGTTCTATTTCAACTATTAAGATGTATATTTCTAATAACTACACAGTTGAAGCTGGAACACCAACATATGCGTCTATATCTAGTATTTCGGCTGTAGGTCGTCAAGCAATTGCTCTTACAGGAACAAACGTAACAAATGCAAACAGTACATCTACTGACATTATTGGTATCAATGGTACTCAAGCAGTGTCACAAGTTGTATTTACTTTGTCTATTACTGGTACTTCATTGACTACATTGAACGCTGGTCAGATTTATGTTGCATTACGTTATGTACAGCAAGATGGAAACATCGGCACAACTACTGCTTACCCTTATGGTAACTTTGACTAATAATCCGATGGGGAGTTTCGGCTCCCCTTTTTAAAAATTTAAGGAGACATTATGTCAGGATGGACAGTAGTAGACACAGCATCGAATAAATCGTTGCCTGTAGGCGGAAGCCAAAATTCGGGTACAGGAGTGCCATATATTGCTCCTGCACCATCAGCACAAGACCCTGTGGGTAAAATGCGTGTTTCAACGCCTCAGTCGTTGATTGATACGGACTTTGAATATGGTACTCAACCTACCAAATGGGAATCAATTTGCCTTCAAAATAATCGCCCAAGCGTTTATTACATACCACAAGCACCAGTCGCCGTAACAGCCATTACAGGTACAGGAACAGCTGACCAAGTAACTATTACTTTTACTGGAACAATTGCTAATAACACGCCAATTTATATTCAAAACTCATTGAACTCAACCATCAACGGATGGGGGTGGGTTGTTACTGGTGGAACAAACACCACGATTACAGTAATTTTTGCTCCTGGCACAACTACAATAGTTAATGCTGCCGCTTACTATAACGCAGCAAGCACTTATGTCTATGTAGGTTATTTCTATTCAAACTCTGGTATTCAGATTGGCACTAATGCTATTACTGTTACAAGCGCAACTGTTTTAACTGTTACTACTTCTGGCGCTCATGGTTTAACTAAAGGCAGTCTTGTTTACCTATATAACTTTGGTGGCGGAGCTACAGGTTGTGCTGGTGCATTCGTCGTTGCTACGGTTCCTACATATAACACCTTTACAGTAACTGCTGTAGGTGCTTCTGGTACTCCTACCAACTCACCTGGAAATACTTATGTATATGCTCGTCCAGCGGGATATGTTGAGCCACGTTCATTTGACGGTGGTGTAGCGTTCTCATCTGGCGCAGCAGTACCTAGCCAACAATTGATTCGTCAAACAAGACGTTACTTCCGCTATCAATCTGGTAAGGGTATTCAGTTTTCTACTGGATCATGCTTAAAACCAGCATTGTTTGTATCTTCTATTGTTAATGCTTCTGGCACAGTAACAGTAACTACTCGTTATAACCATAACTTAACCGTTGGTTCCCAAATCCAAGTAAACGGATGTAACCAAGGCTATTTTAATGGCACATATAGTGTCGCTACTGTTCCAACACCAACTACTTTTACTTACACAATTGGTACAAGTAATTCTGTTACTGCTACAGGTCAATTCCGTGTAAGTCCGCTGTCTTGGTATGGCGCTAATAGCCGTATTGGTTTCTTTGACCAACAAAATGGTATGTTCTTTGAGTTTGATGGACAGACTTTATATACCGTATTGCGTAATAGTACTAACCAAATTAGCGGTTCAGTTGCTGTAACAAATGGTTTGCTTGAACCAGTAGCAAAGTAATCCCAAGCTCCTACAAATATTCCAGCTCCAGTTGTTATGTTACCCCAATAGTCTTTATAGCTAGATCCAGCAGATATATATGGTCCATTTACTGGTCCAGAACTTGCTATTGTTTTTGTTGTATCATTTTCCCAAGGAGGTGTAGTACTTGGAGAAGTTAAGTAGATATTATTATTTCTAGGAACCAAATATGATGCTGGACCAAAGTTACCAGGTGTTGAACCTGCTGTTTGTAATGACATATAGCCATATTCACCATCCATGGTCATTTTACCTAATGCACCAACACTTGACACACTTCCAGTTATCTTAGCATTTGATGCATATAGGTTTCCAGATAAAGTTACTCTAAATGCATTTGATGTTCCTGTTGCTCCTCCAGTACCAGCCCAAAATACGTTTTCTGCTCCAACTGAAGTTCCATTAATATTATCTACTGGTGTTGAACCAGTTGAAACAATAGGTCCGTTAATTCCAGAAGTATACGATGAAACATTTTGT